TAGGTGGTCAGGGCTGCACCGCCCGCATAGACGCGGAATTCAAAATAATCGGTATCGACCGGCGCTGACGACAGCGCCACCAGCCACTCAACTTCTGTGTAATCGTTTGAAGTCAGGTCAATCGTATCCGTGCCGTTTTCGTCGTCCCATCGGCGGCCCGTCACGAAATCGCTTGTCGTTTTCCCACTTGGCGCGGTCAATCTTGCTGTTGTGGCTTCACCCCCGGCTGTGATGTTGGCTGAGGTGGTGATATAGACTTCGTTGTTGACGACATGTGGGCGGATGACAAACGCCACGGTACACCAGCTGTCACTTGCAATCGTAGACACAGTTGTGGCGGAAAAGCTCTCGCTGTCTGTCACGACGGTATCTCGCGTGAAGAATCCACCAGAGACGGCGCCTCGGTCCTCGTTCGCGATTGCGGTAAACCCGCTCGCCACGGTTTGCGGATCGGTGTCGGCGGAGGTCCACACGCACAGCCTGCCGCCGCCGTCACTCCCACCTGCGCTGAATGCTGCATGCTGGATGTTTGCGCCGTCAGCCGTGGAATTGCTGGTGCCGCTCGCGCCGATCGGTGTGGTGCTGTCGAATTCGCCTGCCGGGATCCTGATACAAGCCCCGGTCCATTGCTCGCTCGCCGCCGGGGTGAACGTGATGGTGCCAGCCGTCCAGGCCCCCGTGCATTTGCAGTACCAGACTTTGCAGCGCGTCTCGGTTCCGCTATCTGTCGCCGGTGTCGCGTTGACTTCACTGAGTGTTTCACTATTCTGTCCGGACGGTTCCGTGACATCCGTACAGGCCGTGGAGTCATCCCACGAGATGCAGAAGATCAGCAGATCATTTGTACTGGCATTTGGGACACTGAGCGCCCAGGAGGTTGAGGCGGTATTATTCCCTGACTCTGTGGCATCGCCTGAGTCCGGCGTGGGTGTGACATCGGTTGTCGATCCCACCCCGACAACTGCATAGCCGCCTGTGCCGTTCTTCTGTGCTCGCAGTGTGAAGGCCTGCGCCCCAGGATCTTCTGGTGTATTGACAAGTACACGCAAGAGCCGCGCTTGGTTGTCGGCAACGGTAATGTTGGTATCTTGTGCTGCTTCCCAGGTGTGCGCGGACTCTGCTCCATCGTCCACGCCCCAGCGAAAGCCCTCTTGTTCAATGGCCGGGGGGAAGTATTGGTCAAACCCTATATCCCACGTGGCCCCGCGTGTTTGGCCGTCCACGTCATCGCTAAATGCGCCGGAGTCAGGATCGGCCAGTCCAAATCCTTTAGCCCCCGCATCTGTGGAAGCCCAATGAAAATCGTCATTTGCAGCATCCACAAACGTGAAGGTTTGGTTGGATCGGGAATTCGCCCCTGGTGCCCCGTTGCCATCATCTTCGGCGTTGTAGTTTGAGCCTGCCGCGAAGGTACCGACAAACCCAATACTCGCCGCCGCCGTTGACAGGCAGTTGACGACCTTCATCGTCGCGTCTTCAACGTAGCTATAGGTTGCGCCAGCTGCCGTGCAGTTATAGAACTCTCCAACGTCTCCGCTCAGCCCGAAATCATTCGCAAATCCCGTATCACAATCGATTGACAGGCAGGTGCGAACCTTGCTGGTGCCTCGGCCACCCGTCCCAGGAAACCGCGTGTGGAACCCGATCACTGTCCCGCTGGTCTCTGTCGCTTTGGCGATGCAATGCGACATCACGCAGGTAATATCCGTGTCGTTCTGGTTGGCGTTCGTGGTTTTAAACGCGACGTAACTACTGGCGTTTGTCACCGTCACATGCACCTGAATGCCGTGGTATTCGACGTGCTCAGGGATATTGTTATAGAGGCCGTTCCGGTTCGTACAGGTGATGTGATAGAGCGACGTGTCGTACTGACCGCTCTTGGCTGTGGAGAAATTAGGATGCAGCGGGGATTGCTCCCCGATAATGCGGAGCTTGTTGGTGGCCGTCGTGGTGAAATCCCATAC